TTTGCTTCAGTCACATTCAGGTAATATGTGTGACCAATGTAGCGTTGCTGAATAGGAGAGCCTGCATCACGGTCTACAATTACTTCCCAAGGCGGAACTGCAACGACTTCAGACTTGTCAAGCATCTTTTCAGTCTTCTGAGGGATTAGCTTTAGTGCTGAGAAGTCGTAAATTAGCGCAAGTCGAGATGCATTCTCAATCTGCTCTCTTTTCTGGTAGAGCCACCTGTTTGCAATTGCCTGAGCAGCTTCAGGATTTGCGACACCAGTTCCAGTTGCAGCAATATCCTTACCGACTACAACTGCAGGAGCCCTTGTGAAAAGACTTGCAATGTAGGATTCGATGTAGGTGTAAGCATCTGGAGTTTCAACACGAATCATCGTGTCATCAGCTTGAAGTGTGCGCCAAAATTTCGTTTCATAAACGTCACGATACTTCCTCATCTCTGAGGATTTTTGCTGCCAATAGTCATCATGTTCGTTTTTGATGATTCTGATGAGCTTGATGGTATCTTCTTTGTTCACTAATATCTCCTAGTTGGGCCGCAACCCGCGCCGTGGTTTAGAACTATTTTCTGGACACGCCTCTGTTTAATCCAATCTGGCAAAATATGTATGTCTGGCAATCTGACTTTGTCTAAACAGACTGAAGCAAGTGCAAGGGCTACAGCAGAGTCTGAGTGGCTTCCTGCTTCTCTTGGAAGTTCAATAGTACCACGTTCAGAAACTGTAATTGAACGCAGTTCTTCATACGTTAATTTATCAATATGGCGCATCTCACCAGATTGTATCACAGATTTTAACTTTTCGAATGCGAGAGCTTTTGATTTAGCAGATGTCACCCAATCCTTTCCGTCAGGACCTTTCCAAAATTTGCCCCAGCTCTCATGGCGCATCTGGTTAAGAACAATGCCACCAAAGTTGTTTGCTTCTACTAAGACAAGAGCGTTCTTGTAGTCTGTTGCAATGTCAATAACAACCTCAGACAAGTTTGTCGGCTCAACAGTGTTACTTCTCCATACTGCAACTGGTGAACCTGTCATTTTAGAGATGACGAAAATTACTGAGTAGTCTCGACCTACACCAGCTGCAACGTCAACGCCAATCGCATATGCATCATTCTCTTTTGGCTCTTCAAAGACTGACCAGGATGGGTCGTCAATTGTCAGGACATCAACATCTTTAAAGTCTTCTTCCTTGAAGTATGTAGCTCCTGTTACGAGATAGGCTTCTTCGGCTGAAGCAGGATATTCTCTTCTAAATTTCTCTATGCCTAATTTTCCGATTGTTGAACGTCGCCAAAGAAGCTGTTCTTCTGAAAGTTCGTACTTGTCACGTAGTTCTTCTTCATCAGGACGCCAACTGAGGGGAATCGGTGAGCCGTCTTCTTCAAGTGGTAACGACATCTTGTAGGCCTTGTGACCCCACCAAGGGAAGAAGAGTCGATTCCAATCAGCTTCTCCACGTTCAGCCCTCATCCATTCTTTATGAAGACCATCACCCCAACGGTTGGCAGTTGATTCCATTATCATCTTACCACCGTTCAGTGCTGCAATTGCTGTTGCTTTTAATTCTTCACTGTTGTCAGCAAATGCAAATTCTGAAATGTGGAGAGCGTTACAAGAGAATGAACGAAGACCACCTTTACCTTCAGCAGAAACAGCAATGACACCTGCACCTGTATCAGCAAATCGAAGTTCGTTACCGTTGTCAACAGAAATTGGACGCTGAAGAGCAGGAGGAAGAGAGTCATTCATCCTCTTTATGATTTGAAGAAGGTGTCTAGCTGAGGAGGCTTTGTGGCTCATTGTTGCGAGGGTAAGGGGCTCTAGAGAGACGAATGCCTTCTGGAAGAGCCAAGCAACGATAATCGTAGACGAGCCAATCTGTCGACCTTTGAGAACAAGGACATCGCCTTCGCCTTCGAGAGCCTTCACAATTTCTATCTGCTCATCATTTGGAAGAAGAGGGACTCTGTGTCCCTTCTTATCTACAATTCCAAGTTTGGAAATAAACTTGATAGGGTCGAGAAGCGTGTCTCTCCATGGCCCGCTGAGTAACTTACGTAGAGGGACACCGCCCGACCGACCACTTTGGGGACCAGCCATTATTCATCCTCTTCTTCTTCATCATCAACAACTTGGAGGGGAGGAGGTTTTCCCCAGCTACCGTAATCTTCATCACCGTCTCCGCCTTCTGGAGCAATTTCTTTTCGCACCCTCTCAAGATTGACGAGCGTATTTACGAAGCCCACAATGTCTCGGCCTGAGAATGTTCTTGACTTACCTGGCACACCCTTTTCAATTTCTTCCTCAGTAAGCTTTAGCATTGACCAGACAAACTGGTGAACGTCACGGTTACGGTAAGCTCTTCTTGCGGCAATACCAACTGTTTCTCTGCGTGGCATGTTCCCTCCATGCAAATAAATATACACATTGTTCCCACCCCGACTCTAATTTCTCTACGAGCGCGGGAAATTTTTGAGCCTTCCTTTTTCCTGTGAGGGCTTTTGTCGCCTGTAGAGAGGTCTCCCTCAGATTCCTAAAAAGTCGGTGAGATATTCGGGGGACCAAGCGTGTTACTACCAGAACTTAAGAGTGAAGGCCTACCGAAATTAAAAAAGTAACAGTAACATAGAAACTAAAGCCGTAACAGTGACTATTGGAGGACGGCGGTAAATTTGACTGTTACAAAGAACACAGCGCGCTCCGCCTCCTTAAATACTCGTGTTACTGCTAAATACAAATATCTATTTAACGGAGAACAGGAACACATGAGTAACAGGAACTTTAGCAGTAACAGGAACTTAGTGGGTGCTAAAAAAAATACATGTCTCACGATGTGACGGCTTTCTCTAAGGGCTGGTCCCGCGATAAATCATTGATTGCCGGCCGCACACGTCGAACGCGGCATGGCGAGGTCATGATTGAACGCAGTGACCAGTGACCCAATTTTTTTGTGACTGAGGGGATTGTGACTACTTTCTGCGCCTATGGGTGAGAGCGATGTACATGATGACGGCGACCGAACCTGTTCTCGGCATTAAGTTCTCCAAATACAAGCAGTAACACGAGTCACCAAACACATCGAGTAACACGAGTAAATGAATAGTCACTGTTATTTTTTGAGTACTAGTTTCTCCGAGAACACGAGCCTCTATACACAATCAACGAGTAACAGTGACCCGCTAAATCACATGTCACACTAAATCACTATTTTCTTGTTTACATTTAGCGGCGGGCGCCAGGTCTACCGAGACATCCAGAGACACCGTTGAGATAAAAACTATCCCCCAGTGACCACTGCCATACATTTTACTGTAGACTGTGAGACTGAGGGATTGGAATTGGGGAACAGTATGTAGAGAACTTTTTTAGCCGTCTACAGGAGGTGCTGCATAATGACCGATTATCTCTAAGTCAGAGGGACGAGACCAAAGATAGTGAAGCTCGTGACCTGTCATTACATATAGTGCTTCAGACGGTGTTGTAGTAGAGTACAGGTAATAACTTGCCGATGGTAGAGAACTTTGGAATCTGAGTGGTTCATTATCTGGTGTCTTTAGGTCTGGGTAGTCATCTACAACAAGACTGACACGCTTTCCCCCTTGCGTAGATGTCCACGAGATTACTTCCCCCTTCTTAGGCCACCTATAATTTATTTTGTTATAGTCGCTCTCTTTGAATCTTACGCCTGACATTTTCAGTATCCCTCCGATTCACGAGATTTGACTGAGTGACTTCCATTTAAGATTGTAATGGAATCTATTGGCTCTTTAACCGGAGTGTCTCTGAGTACCCCTGAGATAATCTCGTAAAAGGCTGGATTGAATGCTAAATGATTTACCCGGTCGTTCGTAAGTGGCTGGTCATAAGTTCTAAGGACCTGAGATGCCGTTGTTGTGAGAAAAGAAGAGATGACTTTCGTAACCCATCCTACCGATGCGTTCATCTCATCGGCTATCTCATTGATTTGCTTGCCTGGGATATCGGTGACGTATGCTCTTTTATTTCTCTTAGGGTTCATTTGAGTTGTCTCCAATCGCGATTGTTTTGCGGTTGATGTGTCTGAGAATCGATGTAAGCTCATGGATTTCTTCTTTGAGTGTCCCCATCGCTTCTTTCTTTTCGGCTATCTTCGCCTCAATAAAATCTGTCTCACCAAGTGCACCACCTTCAGAGAAGCACTTTGGACACTGCTTACAGAGCCACCCTTTCTCTTCAGGAGTGCGAGGCACGTAGAGATGGTTGAAATGCCAGAGTGGGTGTACAGCCCCGCAGGTTTTACAAGTCCTAAAGATTCCTGTCATCGTCCGCTCCATTGAGTTGTGTGGTAGAAGTAGTCGCCCATGAGAGCCTCCATAAGACTAAGTATCTTCGAGAAAGTGCTCGTTTTTAGAGAACGGAAAATAGTTCAAAAAAACTTGACCCCGTTTCCTTCCTTTTTCCTTCTCACCGAATTATTAAGTCCATGTGTGGCGGTATAATCAACCAAGGAGTTGATGATGCTTGACAAGATTGGCGAGTTTTTGTTTTTCTTGGTGTTTGGCGTCTTTGGTTTTATTCTTGAAAATGCTGTCTGGCTTGTCCTTATCGGATTAGGTCTGTGGGCTACTTACGAGGCTTTAGGTCCTTGTGTTACTCCACTCGCAGTTCTTTTTGCAATGAGTGGGCTTCATCATTTGTTTCGTAAATGATGCGATTAGTCTTCGCTCCATTCGCCCTTCATCCAGAGTCCGATATCGACCTTCTTTCCAATCGAGGTCGTAGGCTTCCACAGTTCGGGCTTCATCGCTCCCTCGATAATCTGAAAGCGTGGGTCATCGAAACCGTTCAGTCTGAAGTATCTGTTTTCGGTCCTCTCTCCGTTGTCGTCAGTTGATGTCCCCTTCAGAAGCTCAAGCTCTCCCTTCTGCCAAGAACGAAGGATTTCTTTTACGTCGACGAGATGAAACTTTCCGCAATGAAGTACGACCATCATCACGTCTACACGAGGATTGTTGTAATGCTCTTTTGCAGTCTCGATGATTCCTGTCAGTTTCCCCCATGTTTTCACTTCCATCCATCCTTGCTGACGATAGAGTGAACGGCAAAACTTCACATCGATGTAGACTGTAGAGCCTTCAAATTCTCCTTTGAAGTCGTATCCTCTGCAACGTGGGGTGTGTCTGAGGTGTGGCATGATGCTCTTAACATGTTCACGCCACCATCTTTCAGTGTCATTGCCGAGGTCGTAATAGTCTTGACGATTCATTTGTATAGCGCTCCTTAAAGATAAATATCTCGAAGAAAGCGCTCATTTACTTATACAAACAAAAACTTCAAAATAATATCTCTTCATCTAAATCGGGTGGTCTGGTTTAGATGTGTGAATGCCTCACACTGTCACTGTCATCCTGTAATGCGTTGAAGAGAAATGAGCTCCCTCTGGAATGAACAGGGTGGAGCTTTTTTTTGCAACAAAAATGCTGATATTGATACAAATCACAATTGAGCGTAATATATAGTAGTAAGGCAACTGGGAAAGTGGTGATTTCCGGGAGCTTTAACCACTTTCCCTCCCGGAGATTTCATGTCATTCCCAGTTGCCAACATTTCAACGTCAGACATGCTCAAGACCGAGATTA